AGCGCAAACCAGAAATGGCGCGCTGTTTACGCCCAGAACGGCGCTATTCAAACCTCCGACCGAAACGCCAAGCACGATATCACAGATCTTGACCCAGAAAAAATAACGGCGTTTATTATGAGGCTGAAGCCAAGCTCCTATGTGTTTAACGACGCTGACAGCGGCAGAACCCACTGGGGCCTGATCTCGCAGGATATTGAGGAGTTGTTCCCTCAGCTTGGAATGACAAGCATGGATTTCGCCGGATTCATCAAATCCCCAAAAACGGAGGATTATTACGAAGATGTTTCCGAGACTGTCACAAACGAGGAAACCGGAGAGGAAAAAACTGTAACGGAAAGAATTAAAAACCCGGACCATCGAAGGAGAATATATCTACTCCCTTCGCTATGATGAATTTATTGCCCCTTTAATCTGCATGGTGCAGAAGCAGCAAAAGCAAATTGAGAATTTAGAGCGGCGTTTATCCGCTTTAGAAAACAAGGAGGAAGCAAAATGACAGAGCAAGTAAAGAAAGAAATCATTAAGGCCTACGCTTACGGGAAAACACCTCAGGAAGCCGCGGCTGCTATGGGTATCTCACTGGAAGACGCCAAAAGGCTCCAGGAGGAAAACGCTGAAGCGATTAAAGAAAGGAAAAGCCAGCTTGAAAGCGGCGGGTGGTTAAAATGATTATCGGTATTGACGTATCTACCTGGCAGGGGAAAATCGATTGGACCCAAGTGAAAGGAGCTGGAATCCATTACGCCATTCTCCGTTCCTCGTTCGGTTCTCCGGATCCTTCTCAGGTGGACAATCAGTTTGAAAACAATTATAAGGGAGCCAAAGCCGCCGGAATCCCAGTAGGCGCTTACCACTACGGCTATGCGGTTTCCGAGGCTGAGGCCCGCCAGGAGGCTAAGTTCTTCCTGGACACCATCAAGGGCAAGCAATTCGAATATCCCGTCTATTACGACGTAGAGGACAATGGAACGATGGGCACGCTTTCCCGGCAGGCTTTGACCAATGTAATTAAAGCTTTCTGCTCTGAGGTGGAAAAAGCCGGGTATTATGTGGGCGTTTATGCCTCCCTCAGCTGGCTTGACAGCAAATTCTATCCTGACCAGCTTCCCTATGATATCTGGGCTGCCCAGTATTTTACTGAGTGCCAGTATTCCGGCCAATATGGCATGTGGCAGTACACCAGCTCCGGCAGCGTTCCCGGAATCCAGGGCGGCGTGGATATGAATGAGTGCTATCAGGATTATCCTAAGGCCATCAAGGAGAAGGGCCTTAATGGTTTTGATAAACCCACTCCAGCTCCCGCGCCCGAGCCAGCGAAAACGGTAGATGTATACTACCGGGTAAGAACCAAGGCGGACGGCTGGCTTCCCGAGGTGAAAAACCTTGAGGATTACGCGGGATTTACCGGAGCCGTCACTGATGTCGCTGTTCGTGTTTCCGCTGGTTCCGTAAAGTACCGGGTACATATTAAGGGCGGCAATTGGCTTCCCTATGTGACCGGCTGCAACATCAACGATGCTGTAAACGGCTATGCGGGAAACGGTTTGGAGATTGACGCTGTTGAAGTGTATTATTACACCCCGGACAGCATCAGGCCGTATAAGAAAGCCAAATACCGGGTCGCTCCTGTGGGCGGAAGCTATTATCCCTGGCAGTATGACAATGAAACCGGAAACGGCCAGGACGGCTACGCGGGCGCTTTCGGAAACGCCATCGGAAAGCTTCAGATTGTAATCGAGTAAGGAGGGATTATCATGGCGCCGGAAAAGTGCATTGCGGATCCCTCCCGGGACTGCCTAGGGCTGGCAAAAGCGGAGATGCTGGAAAAGCAGATCGCGGAATACCGCCAGCAATCCAGAGAAACCCACTCGGAGCTTTACACCAGGATTACAGCTCTGGAAAAATCAGACGCGAAACGGGACGAACAGTACAGCAAGATCCTGGACAAGCTCAACGACATGCAGGCGGATATTAACAAGGCTCTTTTATCCATCGCCGAGTTTAAGGAGAAATCCGGAAAACGCTGGGACAAGATTGTGGATAAGATTCTCCTTTTGGTTATTACAGCCTGCGTCGGATATATCTTAATCAAATTCGGACTGCCTGTATAAGGAGGAACTAAAATGAAAATCAACTGGAAGGTACGGTTTAAAAACCCTGTGTTCTGGTTCAATCTGGCAGCGTCCATTTTTCTGCCCATGCTGGCTTGTCTGGGCTTCAACTGGGAAGACATGACTAGCTCTGGCAGGCTGTAGGAAACGTGCTCTTACAGGCTGTCCAGAGCCCTGTAATCGTGGTGTCTGTTCTGGTATCTGTATGGAACCTGTTGAATGACCCCACTACAAGCGGCCTAAGCGATTCCAGCCAGGCGCTTTCTTATACCGAACCTAAGAAAAGTGAATGATAGAAAGACAGCCCTCCTTTCCGTTTTCGGTGGGAGGGTTGTTTAAAATAAATGGACATACAGTGGACATAAAATGCTCAAAAGCCGCATAAATACTATAAAAATCAAATATTATATTTTGCTTTGGGAGCAGGATGCCGGGGGTTCGAATCCCTTCACTCCGACCAAATTGGAACCCGCATGACTGCTGAAAAACTCAGTGTTCATGCGGGTTTCCCGTTTTATACGTATTTAATAAATCCGAAACGAAACCGTCTAAACCGGCTGAAAACCGCTCGAAAATTGTGCAACAGTGGACATAGAGTGGACATTTTAAAACGCTTGTTCCGCTTTTTGTTTCGGTACTTTTGCACCTAATTTTTCCCTTGCGCTTTCTAATGCGGAAGGGGATAAATGAGTGTATCGCATAGTCATTTCAGGCGTTGCGTGCCCCATTAAGTATTGAACAGTTCTAACATCTACTCCTGCGGCGATAGCGTTAGTAGCATAAGTGTGCCGAAGCTGATGGCTAGTAAAATTATATTGCCTAGTCACATCTGGTTTCACTCCTTTTCGCATCCGCCCCGCCGATACTTTTGCTGCAACAGATATCCCATTTACTGCATCTAAAAGACATTCCCACAAATGAATAAACTCTCCTTCGGTTAAGATACCTTTAGCTCCAGGGAACACATATATCCTTCCTGTAATTGAATTTTTATTTTGCTCTTTCCAAGCAGTTAATTCAGACGCATATTTGATTGGAATTGGCACCTGGCGAATACCGGAAACCGTTTTGGGTTCTTTTACTCGTTTTCCTTTAAAATCATAAGCTTCCATCACCGTCAAAACGAGATTGTCTAAATCAACATTTTTCCAGCGCAGTGCCGCCGCTTCTTCCCTCCGCAAGCCACAATTTAGCTGCATCAAAGCAAACATTCGCGCTAATGGAAGCCGCTCTGCCCGATTTTTATCCAGTTTATTATTTGCATCAATGGGTTTAACATTCCATAAAAGTCTTTCTTCGTCCGGTGATATAGCCTCTCTTTGCGTTTTGGGGGCATTTTGAGGCGCGTTGACATCATCAGCAATATTGATCATCATGGCGTGATTTTTTCGAGCTAAACGGCATATTTGTGAAGCCGTTTGAATGACTAAATTTATTGTTCTTCTGGATAGACCGTCTTCAGCCATTTTAGTAACAATTTGAACCAAGTCAATAGATGTCAGCTTAGTTATCTTAATAGGATTTAGTACAGCTAGGTGCTTTAATGCTCCATTGTATACACCTTGCGCCGACTTCCCAATGGAAGGGTACTTTAAAGTTTTCCACACATCAGCCCAGTATTTCCATGTGCTTTTTTCATCGGTTACAGCCAATCCCATGCCTTTCTGGATCCTTAGCTGGGCTATTTTTTCTTCAAGTTCTTCCTTGGAATGTCCATAAACAGATTTTACAATAGCTTTTCCATTTTCGTCTCGTCCTAAAGTGATTCTTTTTCTATATAACCCTGATGTATGTGTCGTTTTTCTTTTGCGTCCCGCCATAATAAAAACCACCTCCAAAGTAAGACTTGCCAAGCCTACCCCGAAAGTGGTATAATTTCATTGTTCGGACGCATTATCCACTTTGGGTAAGCTGTTCTATTTTATCCCCCTTCGGCTGCAACCGGTGGGGGATTTTTTTGTTTATAACAAGTATTTAATTTCTACTGTTACATAATAATTTGATTCTCCTGTTTCCACCTCATAAACTTCTTTATCTTTGTCTTCGTCATACTCACTATAAAGAATCTTATACTTCCCTCCGTGGATCTCTGCATCAATCTTAGCAATTCTACCGGACTTCAATAGATTTTTAACATGGGTACAACTTCCCTTTTTTATATATCCTACATGCACACTATCAATAACTACTTTAACTGCATTTGGATCAAATTTATTATCTGGTTCTTCAATTAATTCGACTGTAGATGGATTGAAGTCATAATAATAAACTTTTTCTCCCTCGTATTCTTCGTCAATAAGTTCTCTTTTTGAATACTCATAAATGGGATTTTCTTCACCCAAAGATTCAATTTCCTTTTGACGGTAAGATGTCCCCGTA